CGACGATGCGCTTAGCGTTGACGGATCCAATGCCAGGGCATCCGGGTACTCCATCGGTCGCATCACCCGCAAGGTATTGCTCATACGTGAATCGTTCAGCTTGCTCATGTGTCTGTTCTGTCGTTTCCTGATCCAACCATACGTGTACTCCTGGTATCTGCATCAGGTCTTTGTCGCCTGATGCAATCACCACCTCGTCACCGATGCTGGGCATCGTGGCGAAGATCCCCAACAGGTCGTCAGCTTCGATCTGGTGGAACATGAACGCCGTCGTCTCGCCCATCAGTTCCGATCGCAGCTGCTTGTACCCGATCGGTTTCGGCGTGCCCTTCCGCTTGGCCTTGTACTCGGGGAACAGCTCACGCCGGAAGGCGCTGGCATCCGTGAAGCAGTGCCAGACATCGTTGTAGCTGCAGCCGAACTGGTCACACCACAGCTCAACCTGTTGCCAGTACATCTCCCGTGCTGCCGGCAGCTCGCTGTGCCGGGTCCACACGTCATCGTCCAGCTTGATCTCAACCTCTGTGGCTGAGGCTGCCCTGAACAGCAGCATGTCCGAGTCGAGCAGGATCCTCATGGCGTCACCACCCTTGGGGTGGATTCAACGCCGAAGCCCGTCCACTTGATAGTGGCGACTTGCTCCACTGGCTGCGCTGTGTAGAAGCGGTGGTCACAGCCTTTGCAGTGCCGGCGCCTGACCAGGTTGGCCTTCTCGCGGTCACGCTTGGTGAAAACCACCACGGTGATCAGTGTCCCGCAGTTGGGACACTTGGGTGAAAGTACGTTGATTCCCATCAGGTAGTAGGTAGCAGTTCGATGTAGTCCCAGATCGGGTCTTGAATGTCGAGCCCCTGATCCAATAGCCAGACGGCCATGTCATCAGGGTCGTAGAAGGTGGCGGACTTTCCCTTGGCACCTGCGATGTAGAGGCAGGTAAACCCCTGTCGTTCAATCACTTGCACAGTTGCTGTATCACTCAGCCAGTGACCTTCACTGATGTAGCTTTTCATGGATGCGCTCGGCGACACCACGAATTGCTGAGGCACACAGGATGGCGCCTTGTCTGTCGGCATGGTCTGCCCACTCTTTGATGTCAGCGACGACAACCGCGAGAGCCGCCGACATGCGATGTTGAGAAGTGAGAGTGTAAGACGAGTCAAGAAACCAGTAAGCATCACTGCACCTTTCGATCAAGGACGGCTCGCCTAACTTCGTTGCGGACACTGGTGATTGCGGCGACGTATCCGTTCCAGAATCCACTGGCGTACTCATAGAGGAAGCCCCCTTTGGGGGCTGACTGGTGCTTTTGTTGGTTGTCATTGAACTCGCGTACTCCGTGGTTGTACCGAATGTTTAGTGCTTGGCCTGTGATCTTGTACTCCTTACTCGGGTCGAGGTCCGCACTGGAGAGGTACTGATCAACGTGATCGCTGCGTTCAGATACTTCGTCTGTGCGAACACCATCGCTGCCTGTTTGGTTGGTGCCTTGATCAGTTCCTTCATCGGAGGAGCGTCCGGGAACTTCACACTGATGTGCCATAGCGGATGCTTGGGGTCGTCGGAGTAGGTGATGCCACGGTTGGCAGGGTTCGGTCCGCCTTCCGATGGATTGTCAATGCGTGATTTCATGGAAGCGGCAACTGGGTAGGTAGTGCAGCTTGGACATCAGACCAAGCTCACCCTTGACACGGTTCTTTTTCAACCAGGCGCAGGTTGTGTTGGCTTCAACCTTGTCTTCCGACCGTGGGTTACGAACCAACATGACCACGAAGTCTGGGATCTGGGCTAGGGAATGAGATCCGCGTAGTTCGGCAAGCGTGGGTTCGCCGCCTTCTTCGTGCGAAGGACCGATGCCACCACCTCTCGATAGGTGGCAGACGACCACCATCGTGAAGTTGAGTTCGATGCAGAGTGTCTTGAGATCCTTGATGCAGCGATCAATAGCCCGCCGCTGATCAGTAGCAAGCGCAATGCCATCAGCTAACAATGAGAAGTGATCAAGGACAACGACCTTGCAGCCCTCGCCCAACACGTAATGTTTAACGGTGGCAACAAATGAGTCAAAGTCATCGCTGCCAAACTTATCCAACAGATACAAGTTGGGAGCGAACCGATCCAGTGCTGCCTTGATCTCCTCTGGATCCCGTCGCTCCCTCATCTCGGGGGTATCCAGGTGAAAGCCAGGGTTGTAGCCCAGCTCCTCACTGAGCATCCGTTCCAGGCTGGTCTCGCAGCTCTCCTCCAGTCCGATGTACGCCACCTTCACGTCCTGCTTGCACAGGTTGAGGGCGATGCTGCGGGTGAACAGAGACTTGCCGATGCCTGTGCCACCGCTGACCATGACCAACTGACCGGGCTTCATGCCCTCGGTCATCGCATTCCAGCCGTCCCATGGGTAGGGCAGACCGAAGCGATCAACAGGGTGGAGGATCGCATCGAGTAGATCCGGTGCATGAACGATGGCCTCGGGCCGTTGACGCTTGGCATTGCTGATGGCTTCGGTGATGGATGCGTAGTCATCAGCAACCCATGCCTCATTGGCATCCTTGTAGGGGAAGCCGGCTGCGACAGCAGCAGTAGGACCAATGAGTGCGGCAAGATCAGCAGCAGCCTTCCGGCCTGGCTCATCGGTGTCCATGAACAGGACAACTCTCTTGAAACCAAGGATCCAACTGAGTTGATCCGTGCAAGATTTCTTGGCCGAGGCAGCACCGTCAGGGATAGAGGCAACAACAAACTTTGCAATAGAGCGATGCTTGTGCAAACACTCATACACAGACATGGCATCTATCTCTCCCTCAGTGAGGATGAGTACGCCATCGCTGCCCAGGTGCTGACCGAACAGCTGAATCTTGGTGCCCTTCTCTCGACCTAGCCAGGCGAACTGCTTCTCGCCGTAGCGGATGTGTTGAGCAACGGTCAGCCCGTTCTCATCCCTGTAGTTGGCAACCTGAGCAGCAGCATCACGCTTGTAGGTTGCCAGCTCATAGCCATACAACCGACAGGTGCGGCTGCTGATCTTGCGAATGCTGGTGGGTGCAGTGCCTGTTAGCAATGACACCTTGGCTGTGATGGTGTCGGTGCGTGGAAGACTGCCGAGCAGTCGCTTTGCTGCTGGATTCATTCGTTGTGTCCAAGGTTCTCCGTGTTCTGTGTAGCGCTGTTCGCAGACGAAGCAGTAAACAGAACCGTCTGGGTAGACGGTTGCTCCGTCTGAGCTTTCGCATTCCGGGCCGGGGCATGGAATGTGGGTCTGGCTCCTGCCATCCATTGCTGCATGAACTCAGGTGGGATAGGGATGGGGCACCAAGCAATGCCGTACTTGCTGCACCACTGTGCATACGTTGTCTTGCTTTGCTTACTCAACGTCATGTGAGGACGTTGCAGTGCAACAAAGATGGGAAGGCCAGGGTTGTTCATGATCACCGCCAGGAACTTGGTCCGTTCTGCCGGTGGCCACCAACCTTTGACCTCGACGTACACATCACCCACCTTGAAGTCAGGCCGGTACTGGCGGTGCAGGACGTAGCCAAACTTTTCGGGTTCGTACTGCGGGGCATAGCCCTGCGCTAGCAGGGCCTCCTCCACTTGTGTCTCCAGGTTGGAGCGGTGCTCTCGATCCTTCCGGCTGCGCAGGCGCCGGTTGTACCGATCAAGCATTGCCGCCCAGCAGCGCCTCGATCTCGGCCTCCTCGTTGGCCAGCACAAAGCTGCCACCCTCAATCGGATCCAGCTTCTGCTCCGGTGCCACGTTCAGCTCACTGATCTGGAAGCCATACAGCTGCATGGTCACACCCTTGTTTGCTGTTTGGTCATAGCAATACATCTCATACACAATCTTGCCCATGGTGCCGCCACCAATCATGTTGAGCTTGCCGGTGATGACGTTGCCGAGGCTGTCGTACAGCATGGGTGGTGTGTTGCGGATGATCTCGCCTTCTCTGCCCTTGCGTGTGGCGTTGCGGCTGAAGGTCCAGAGGTATTCACCTTCAACCACTTCCTTCTCGCCGGCTTCGTTCTTGCGTTCGGACTGACGGACCGGGAGCTTCAGCTTGCTGTTGTCGGTGGGGAACTTGGAATTCTCTTCCCGCTTGGCAGCCAGGACTTCCTCGACGGCAGCAAACAGTGGCTCACTGTCGGCCTCGCTGAGAACCAGGGCAGCGCGCCATTCGGTCTTGCCGAAGTCAGTAGTGCGTGGTTCGATCAGCGCCCCGTACACGTAGCGGCCAACGGGAGTGATGCGCTTCTGGCGTTGCAGTGCTTTCAGTTCAGACACAGTTAAGTAACAGTTAGGTGGGACAGTTGAGGGCTGGTCTTACATGCGAGCCTCCTCCAGGAATGCCGCAATGCCAGCTGCAATGATGGTACTTGCAATGTTGAGCGGTGTCAACAGTGCATCAACAGAAAAGGAAGGGGTTCTCGCCGATGGTGCCGCGGTCCAACGTGCCAACAATCGGTGGATCTGGCACCGGCTGATCCAGTTCCATCGCCACCATCCCCTGGTGCTGGGTCATGTAGTCCACCGAATAGAACCGATGCCACTGATCCATCAGTTCCTTCCGCATCGTGCCCACGTTCTCCAGCGTGGTGCCAAAGCAGTCATGCACGGTGGTGATGGGGTGGTCGTAGGTCTGCCAGTGGGACACGAACCGCTGGAGGAACGCAGCATCCTGGCTATGCACGTAGTCCGGTACCAACCGGCCACGTACAGCACGGCGGTTGAATCCCTTGCCGCTGTACTCACGCATGTTGATCTTGATCACCCGACCTGACAGACGCAGCTCGTACCGTTGCTTCTCTGTATCAGTGGCCCAGCACTCGATGGTCATGCCGTTGGGTGTGCGCCAGTGCGGGCGTTGACCAGCATCCATCTGCAGATCAGCAACAGCACGCAGCCACTTGCTCACCTCTTTGACGTTGGGCAGGGCCTCGTTGATCACGTCGTTGATCACGCTGGCCAGGGTGCGGGCCAGGCCCATGACCGGCAGGCCCTGATCCGTGAGGAAGTCTTCGATCTCATCCCGCAGGTACAAGCTGATGGTCTCAGCCAGTGAGCGGTAGCTGCGCCCGTAGATGACAGGCAGGAGGCTCGCCTTCCACAACGATCGTGGGATGGGGTGATCACGCCACCACTCCAGGCACTTCAGGTACCGCTCGTCTTCCTGTGGTTGCTTGGCCAGCCAGTCGATGCGGCCCTCAACCAGCCAGCCAAGACCGGCATAGAGATCGCTGTACCTGTTGCCGGTGACGTTGGTGAACTTGGCCAGGGTGCCGTCACCAGTGAGGCAGGCAACGTGACCCCAGCCAGAGCAGGTCTGATCCAACCAGTGGATGGTGCCGCTGGTGTAGCCGGGGTTGTCTTGGTAGCAGTGCCAGTCACGGGCCAGCTGCATGAACTTCCAGGGATCCTTGGCCTGCTCGATGTAGGCCAGGTTGCCGAGGGGGTCAGCGCCGCAACGGTCGATGACCTGGCTCATCCCCTTGAGGTAGTCATGGCGCAGCTTCCAGTCAGCACCCAGGCCATAGGCGCCAGCGATTGACCAGGCGAACTGCTTCTCATGACCCTTGATGGGGCTGCGCTGCTGGAACTGGAGTAGCGAGCGGTGGTGATCGGCAGAGGCCACGTTGATCTGTGCTCCCTTGGCGTAGCAGCGGCCTCGATGATCCATGGTCCAGACGAAGTACAGCTGTTGAGCATCGGCCAGCTTTTCGCAGGCGATCACACCGTTGATGAAGCTGCTGCGGGCAGGGTTGCGGCGCTGGTCTGACTTCCACTTCCACACCGCTTTCCAGTAGGCGCTCGGGCCCAGCCCCTGCTCTCGGTACCAGGCATCAACGGGTTCATCGAGACGGTCACGGCGGGGCAGGCTGCCGATGCCATGGCCCAGGTTCCAGACGGCTTGCGTCAGGGCCTGCTGCTGCCCATCCAGGGTGTAGGGCACCCGCTGCAGGGCATTGAGGCTGGCCAGCACGCATGGTGTGGCGTGCCGGATGGTGGCGGGCCACTGTTCCCAGGCCACGGTGCTGATCGGGCTGACGTAGGTGAGGTAACCGCCGTCGTCATGCCCAGTCCAGGGCTTCGGCGGCACCAGCATCGGCAGGCGCACCGGGCGGAACAGCTTGGCAGCATCACGCCAACGGGACTGAAATTCCCAGAACAGGGTGGTGGGGCGGATGATCTTGCGCTTGCCCTTGGCTGTGGTTTGCATCCCGATCTCGATCAGGTGCGTGCTCTCAACAATGCACTCCAGGAAGAAGGCACCAACAGCAGCACGCTCAAGACGGGTGAGCGGGGTGTAGTGGATGGCCTTGTCAAAGCCCTTGTCCCGGAGCCGCTTGATGATCAGCCCCATGCCGAGGTCGTTGTTGGAGGCCAGCTTGAGGGCACGAAGGTGCTGGCTCCTGCCCCATGAGGGATGGGTCAACCAGAGGACGTATTCAGCCCGCTTGCCGATCATCGAGGCCACTTGGTTGAAGGGCCGATCCTCATTGGAGCTGGTCAACACATAAAGCAGGCTTTCAATAGCAACATGATCGACTGCAATGTCACTGTGCATGAGTGACCAGATGTGAGCACTCTTGCCAGGTCGTCTCATGCCTAGCTTCTGCAGTTCACGTACCTTTTTCAGGTAGATCGCAGCGATACGGTCAGCCAGACAGTTGGCGGCACCTTTCTCCCAGCCGGGTGCAAGTACACGGTCAGCACCGACGTTGCGACACCAGTTTTCAAGGTCGATCTGACGTTGACGCAGCCCTAAATCTGGTTGCTTGACTGCGTTTGATGGATGATCGAGCATTCTCAGGGATCTCAGTGAGGATCCCAGTGGCGGCCTGATGCTTGACTGGTGGCAATCTCAATGCGGATTATGAGTCCGCTGCATTCACCAGATTGCTAGACCCCCGCTGGGTTTTCAAGGGTGTTGGTTGTACAACCGGCTGCTGGGTGTACAACCAAGTCTCACCCTCTGGACAGCGTTCAACATTCCATCAGCGCCTCCAGGTTGATAGCTGAACCATGCACGTACCGCTGCGTCACAGCCAGTGATTTGTGGCCAGCCCATTGTGAGATAGCAGGAGCTGACCAGCCACGTTGCGCAAGCCTTGTTAGGCATGTGTGCCGCAACGTGTGGATGACCCATTCCTTACGCACCTCGGGGCCGAGGCCAAGGCGATCGGCCGCGGCCTCTTTGGCATCGGTGTAGTGCTGCAGATAGGACTCGTAGCACATGCCAAAGACCCGTTCACCACCAGCCGCACGCATCGCCTTGAGCAGGCCCTGCACCTCCCGCGGGATGGGCAGTGTGCGTGGCATACAGCCTTTTGTCTTTACGAAACTGATGCGTTTCCGATCAAGGTCAACACG